CGTATAAACCATCTAATTTAACCTTTTGTTCAGCAAGTGAACTAGCATATTCTTTATTGTAATTAGTATTTAATTTAACCTTGTTTCCAAAGCTTATTAAACCCATATCTAATGCAGTTAAAACAGCAACTACTGCAGATATTGCAAAGTAAACTCCGCCCATTCCAGCAGCTAAAGCAGGTAAGTTATTTTGAATACCTCTAAGTCCATAAGGTAAATCCTGAATAATCAATGAAAGATTAGTCCATTGCATATTGGACTTTTTAACATTATTACCAGCAGTTCCTGCAGCCTTACCTACATTTCCTAATGCTTGTCCAGCCTTGTCAGCAGCTTGTGCAGTTTGGTTTAAATTAGCATTTACAAGTTGTATTTCTCTACCAAGAACTTTAGATATAGCATCTGAAAGTTGCTTAACATTTTTGTTAAACTCGGCAATATCTAATTCAATCTTAACTTTTATATTCTGATCAGCCATTTTACTTTATAGGTTTAGCATTATTATACTTATTAATGACATCTTTAAGTTCATCTTGAGTCATTACTCTTTGTTTTACAAAGTTACGATTATCGCAATCAAGTGGTAATAGTTCTTTAGCTGTAATCTTTTTGCCTTTAGGTAGCTGTATATTTATAAGCATTGTAGTCATCCATCTGGTCTTTACCCAGTCTTGCTCTTCTTTATGACGGTAGCCATACCATACAAAATCTAACTCAGCCATCGTCATCTCCCAAAACAAATGGGGAAGCACTTGGCACTCCCCCATTGTATATCTTTCAATATCAATCCACTCTAATTTTTTTTTACTTCGCCATCTTCAAGTTTACCTGGTACGCCATTTTCTAACCCACTATTCATGCTTTCAGATAAAGCAGACATTACTTCTGCAAATTTAGGTCCTCCAATACCACCTAAATCATCAATCCAGTCACAAACTTCAACTTCAGTTATATTACTTGAAGTTCCTTTAGATATATATTCGTACTCAGCAGCAGACTTTAATAAGTTAACAATAGCATCTAATGCCTCGCTTCCTGATAAAGCATCTCCTATTTCAGAAGGTCCAATACCTTGTAACTTACAGAATCTCTTTAAAGACCATGTGCAGAAACGTAATGGTACAACCTTACCGCTAGTAAGATTTAGCTCGTAAAATCCTCTCATATTTTGGTGTTTTTGGTGTTATTATGCGTTAGTAGCCTGAGTCAATACTCCTGTTCCTGTGAAAGATGCAGAGTAAGTAACTGGAGACTCCATGTCAGCAGTAATATCTAAGCTTTCTACAAATGCAGAACCAGACCATACTAAGTCACCAGCTATTACAGTAGATCCATTAGCTGTTGTAAACTTTACTGTTACAGAAGTTCTACTGTTTAAAGCTGAGAAAATATCTCCTACTGTATAATCTATACCTGTTGGTTCAACTGTAGCAAGACCGTCTGTAGTCAAAGACCAAGAACGAAGTCCACCAATTTCTTCAGCCCATCCACCGCTTTGCTTAGTTGTTGCATCTGGTAAGTCAGCACTTACTGATAAAGAACAAGAAGTTGCATGAGCAATTACCTCAGTTCCTACAAGTACTACTAATTGAGTACCATTAAATACGCCTGTTGTTGCCATTTTATTTTATTTTAGCTTTTTTATAATATTTGTGTTACAAAATGTTCCATTGTGATTACTCTTCTAAAGATATAAGCTTCATCTACATAATCAAACGTAGCAAAGTTAGTCCCAATTTTACGAGTAACTATTTTAAAGTCAGGAGAAGCACTTGGGTAATCAGGTACATTAACGCCTATGATCCCTAATAATTCATTAGCCCACTGGTCTACCGATTTCTGCCCTACTTCACCTGACTTATTTGTTTTATAAACAATATCAAACTGTATAGTGACATCAAAGTTATAACTCTGCTTATCACTATTTTCTGCCGAAGTTTGACTGCTTATAATTAAGAATGGAGGGTTAGCTGTATCAGGTGCAATAGTATCATAAACACCCAAAGAAAAACTTTGTGATGCTAACTTATCTACATAAGCCTTTCTTATAGCTAATCCGCAATCTTTCATTAAGCTTCTGTTTCTTCTTTTACTGACTCAGGATTTTGCTCTTGAGCTAGTTTTGATAAGAACTGTGTTAAAGGTAAACCAAACTTAGTTGGCATTTCTTGAATAAATGCGTCTAATTGTTTTACCTGCTCTTCGTTTAGTGTAATGGTCATGGTATTGATTTTGTACAAATTTAACGAAATATATTTATATCTTTATCTTCTTTATTCTATTTACCATTTTACCTATAAGTTCATCTGCTGAATTGAATAAATATGGTTTAGCAGTTCTTTGGACATTTTTAAATCCTCTTCCTAGAAATTCACCTGCATATAAGGTCAAGGCTGAGTTATCTATAGTTTTATAAGATAAATTAGGAGATCTTCCTGTGCCAAATTCCACAAAAGCAGCATAATTAACTAAATGACCTTTTGCGTTACTTACATTAGATGCACCTGCCTTTATCATAGATGTACCATTAGATAGTTTAGTTGCTCTAATTGATGTTCTTAATGCCCCTGTATCAACTGCTACCCTATTCTTAGCCTTATTCTCTATTTCAACAGCAGTTTCATAAATAATATTAGCACTTTCTTTTGTCATTAATTGTGGTGCTTTTTTAAATCTATTTATTACAGCATCACTACCTTTAACTACAATTTTAAATTTTGCCATTATTTTAAGGTTGAACAACCTATTAAAAAATACCTATTATTATCACCTTCATTTATAACAGAGTTAATGTTATAAAGCTTTGAGTCATAGGATATTATAAGTCTATTTGTAAATAATCTAGATGTTGTATATCTTATTCTAAAAGTAATATCATCGTTTATATTATCTTTTCCTGCAATATCTGACCTATCGTTTGTATTTCTTGACATCTGAGCCCAGCAAACATAGTAATCTTCTAAAGTAGTTACTACTCCACCAGCACCATCCGAAGCGTTAGATTGACTTTTAAAAGTGATCCTATTGTGTAGTTTTCCTATCATTAGATAATTACGTTTATGCGTTTAAATGGCTTCATAAGCTCGTATGCGGTCATTAAATTAGCAGATGGCTTAGTTGCCTCAACTGATGACTCTCTGTACTCATATAAGTCTGAAACCATCTTTAAAAGAGCTGTTTTCATTGTATTTGGAGTAACTGTATATCCACAACTATATGTAAATCTAAATTCATTATTATAAATACTTGTAAGGTATATCTTTTTGGTAGTTTCTCCAAGCACTTGATAACCACCTACAGGTATTTCTACCCAAGCTGTTCCATCCCAATATTCAACTTCTAAAATAGTATTTGTAGGTACATAAGGAAGCTCTATAAAGTTATCTACATAGGCTACAACCCTTAATGTTCTTGTGCTCATTGCAACTCCTGCATATTGCTCTAGCCTTGTCTGTGCTGTGTTTATTAAACTTGTAATCAAATCATCATCTTCTCCGTAATCTACTTTTAAATAATTTCTTGCTTCCTCTAAAGTAACTACTACCGCTGTAGGTGCTGATAATGTTGTTATATCTCTTACTATTTGCATTATGCTATTATTTGATACAAAAATAACTAAAATATAGCGGACATAAAAAAGGGATAGCTTTTTAGGCTACCCCCTTGTATTTTAGATTAATCTAGGATTAAGCTACGTTACCGAAATCACCATATACAAACGCACTGTTGTAGTAGATAGGGAATGCAATACGAGCTTCAACTCTTACAGTAATCAAGTTCTTTTGGAAGTTATCGCTATCCATTTCAGAGAACTGAACAGAGATACCTTGATTTTGCATGATTTGAGCACCCATAGCCCAGTCACCTACTAAGAACTTATCAGCAGCGATTGCTGTAGATTGGAATACTGGGATACCAGCGATAGTTAAAGAACCATCAGTAGTAACAACTGTAGAACCTGGAAGGCTATAAGCAGCGTTAGTATTCTTAGTGTTCATGATGTTAGCCCAATCAGTTGGGTTAATCAAGATACCATTAGCAGAATAGTTACCAGCAGAAACTTGTGCAATAGCTTGTACTAATTGCTCAACATCAACTGTAGCAGCACCACTGAAAGCAGCAGCGTTAACAGTCAAACCAGTTAAATTAGGAGCAGTACCATCACCATTCAATAACTGAGCATCTTCAGCTAACAAATACTTCTCTAACAAACGAGCTTGTAAGAAAGAAGTCATAGCAGGAACGTCATCTAACATTTGACGAGAGATTCTTACGAAACCAGCGATGTACTGAGCAGGAGCATCAGTCATTGTGATATCGAAATCGATTTGAGATTTAGCAGAACCTTGTACTTGTGGAGCTGCATCACCTTCGCCACCTGTTTCCTTAGGGAAAGTGAATAAACCTGTAGAGATAGTTCCTACTGGTAATAAGCTTCTCAAATGCACCTTACGAGAAGGAAGAGCATATACTTGAGGAGCATATTGTCTTTGGATATCACCAGTTAAGTTAACTGCTTCTGTCATGTTACCTACTGCCTTAGTGTCTAATACAAAGCCAGAACGCTTTACTTCACCACGACCTAATTTTGCGATGCTGTCAGCATTCTTTTCGATTGCGTCAGCAAGGGTTACGTTGAACCCTTTTACTTGATTTTCGTTCATTGTTTTACGATTGTTTTTTGCCTCTAATTTGTCAGCAGCATCTTTAACTACTGAAATTTGAGATTTTAATTCTTCTAATTCTGATTTTAAGCCATCTACCGCTACTGCGTTATCAGCTTTTAATGTTTCGATAGCACCGTTTACTTCGGTTTTAACGCCTTCGAAAGCATTTTTGATTTCTTCTACCATTAGTTGAAAATTTTAAATGATTTTAAATAGTTTGCCATTTCTTGCTCAACTTCAGCCATCGGGTTCTCTTCTTCCTCTAATGCTTCTTCATCTTCCTCTTCAGAGTATTCTTCAGAGCAGACTTCTGCGGTTACAGTAAGGATAACTGATTCTTTTGCTTCTAGTTCAGATAAAAATTGCTGTAATTGTTTTAATTTTAATTCAAGCAACTCAAATGTTTCATCTGTGAACTTGCCATTTCTTAAAGACTTGATTGTTTTACCGATCTCATCAATAACTTCTGACTTGAAATTAGATTTAACATCTACTGTTGGTGTATTAGAATTAGCTCCCCATAATACGGATGAGCCTTCAAACAATTTGATTTCTGTGATTTCGTTATATCCAGATTTAGCCTGAGCTTTCATAGTTTGGAATCCAATACTATGTTCTGTGATATGACCTTCTTTATACAACTCATAGGTATCATTACCCAAAGTTGTATTAGGCATCTTTACTCTAGCCTTTAAACCAAAACCATCTTCCATCATTTCAAATGGCTTGGCAATAGGTTTGTCTGTAGAGTGGTTAAACAAGTGCCATACCCTGTTCTTGTTTTGTGGACCGTTCTCAGTTAATGTTTTAGTAAACGCACCAGGAGTGATTATATCACCATCGCTGTCTACGTTACCAAATGCGGAATAGTAAACAGTAATTACTCTGCTTTGGTCATCCATATCTATTGGAGCACCACTAACCGACTTTTTGCTATAAAAATTACTCATATTTATTTGTTTAAGCTATATACACTGTGCAGCATCTACAGTTGCAGTTATTTACTGCTAACCCTGCCGCATCATGTGCGTATTGCATTTCTATTAGTCCATAATCAGGAGTGTTAACTAGGAATGGTTGATTAACAGGGATTCTTACACCTTCATTATCAGGATTTGTTTGTCTATCTAAATCCCTGTGCCATAATCTTGGCTTACCACTCTTAGCTGGATATTCAGCAGCTATCCATTGTTTTAATACTGGAATACCTGCTAACCTAACCGCACCTATAGCACCTGTACTTAATGCCTGATGGCTTTCAGTCCTTGCTATAAGTAAACTCCTTGCGTTATTAATCTTCCCTTCTCTTAGAGTTTGAATTGCCAATGAATTAACTTCATTTTGTGACAATCCATTCTCTTGACCATACTTTATAACACTCGCTAATATACGAGCTATTTCGTTCTCAGTAGTATTCTCTATTCCTAACATCTTAGGTCCACTAATGGAAACCCAATATGATAACATAAATACTAACCACTCATCCAAAATGTTCAAAGGATCAAGGTCAATTTCTTCCGCCTTCTTATTCGTTTCAAACATCTGTTGGTATCTCATAGCAGTATAACCGCCAGTTGATTCATACAAAGTTCGTAAAATATTATTAATCTTATCTCCAGTAAAAAATCCTGCACGATTATTAGCCGCTTGTTCTACCCCTAAAGCCTCAACCATTTGAGCAGCTTTATCAAAATCAGATTGTAAAGCCTCTTTTATTTTAGGCTGAAAATCTCTGATTGATTTCCTTGCAATCTTTTGTTGCAAAGCAAACTGCTGTGATGGGTAAAGTATTTTAGGCATTATTTAGACGGATCGTGCGCCCAATTTTTTAATGATATATCTCTTTTAGAAGGACAACCTTCTGCTGCTGGTTTACCTTGCTCTGCCCCTTTCATTCTACTAACAAAGCTTATAGTTCTATTTGCATCCTCTGCATCTGCTGTAGTCCAATCTTCTTTCTTCTTAGACAATAGTCTTAGGTTTCTAGTGATAGGGCTTCTGTCAAGTGATGCTTTTTTAGAACACTCTGTATTAGACCAGGCTTCTAGTTCTGAGTAGCTCATGTTAGTAATCGACTTGTACTTTGAGTACACTTCATCTACTTGCTCGTTCTTACTCAAAAAAAAACCTTCACTTTTTACAGGTGGCAAATTATAGTCGCTTTGTTGTTGTGCATCTCTTGGATCTTGCAACATCGTTAACTCGTCTATAGGCAAGTATCCTGCTGGGATAAATATCTCATCCATTTCAGTTCCTTCCATAGTATCATAACGCATAGCTGCTCTTTTCTCGTTTGGAGTAATCCACCAAGATTGAGAAAGAATAGCACTAAGCTCTTTCATGTCCTCTTGTAATTCTGGGAATACTGTCAAATCAAAATCGATATAGTAACCTTGACCAATCTCAGTTGCAAAGAATCTATTGAACGCATCACGAAGAGCTACTAACTCAGGAAGGACCACTTGAGTCAACATTTCCTTTTTAGCTTCCTTCATGTTGTTATATGTCTTGTTATCAGGATCGTTAAACAAAGCAGAGTTAACTCCGTAAACATTACAAAGCTCTCTTAGTGTAATCTTCTCTGATTCTAATAACTGTAAGTCAACAGGGCTTAAACCCATGTTAATCCAATTCAACTTAGCACCTGCAATTAATATCTTTCCTGCATTCTTTAAAATTCCACCTTGAGTTTTTGTACCATATTGGTTGTAGAAATCTTCTTTAAGCTTTCCTGCCGCCTCTGGTCCGAAATCATTTGATTCATCTGCAGATAAGATACCTTTAGGTCCTTGATTCTGCAACATACCTACTGAAGTATCTTTAGCATCGTTAGAACGCTGAATAGTTCTGTAGGCAGCTTGTAAAGGAGATAAACCGTATAATTGATTACCGTTAGTGTCAAAGTAAGGGTTGAAGTATTTTAGATGGATTACGTCTTTCGCATCTAATTGATCCCATCCAACTAGCGTAAAAGAATAACCTTCAACCCCATTTATTGTACCATCAGAAATAATGGCAACGTATTGAGATGGGAGTGTAACAAGTTCAGCAACCTTACCAGACTCTAGTCTATTCGCCCAGATGTAAGTGTTACCTGTAATTAGTTTATAACCAATAGCACTCTCGATAAATTCTGAGAATGATTGATATTCGTTTGGTTTCTCTAGTAAGTCGTTTAATGGTGACTGAGCAATCTCGGCAACTGCTTTTACACGAATTAACTCCGCCTTAGCAATATCTGCTGTTGAAGTAGCATTTGCTAAAGTAGACTTGTATCTTGCTAACTCTTTTTTGTTCTTTACTTGATAAACGTAAAAAGGAACAGTAGAAATAGTTTTTGAGATACGTTTGATGATAGCATATACCTCACTATTGTTTTTATAGTCAAGTACAAATTTTTCCTGGTCTAATTCTGGATAAAGTGTTCTTCCTCCAATCAATCCACCGAAATCAGTAAAAGGATTGTTAAAAGTCACCTTTGGTGCTGCCTTCTGTTGGAAAGGGTTAGCTGCCTTTAGTATGTCCGTTAAATTCACGCTATATATTATTTTTACAAAAGTAACAAATTTTTAGCCTATACAACCCACCCTCTTTTTGGTTTAGCATATTTTGTGTATATGGCATACCTCATAGAGTCCATCAAGTGATCTCGAAACTTTACAGGTTCATCAAGCGTATTGCCATCCGTATCTGTTTTCCATTTGTAGTTTTTAATCTCATCAAGCAAATCTAGTGATTCTGATTTGATATGTAAAGGAAATGACTTTACCTTGTTTATACCTGCGTAAACATCTTTGACTGCTGACTTTAAATTAAACCCAGCTTTGTTTACTTCGCTAATAGTTTTAGGCTCGGCAGGATCGGCATATATCTCGGAATTTCTATCGAGACCTAGAGACCTCATCCTATCAATTAGTAACGCCGTCGACATTTTTGTATCGTAGATTAATTGATCGACAAATAACTCGCCATCAAAGTTTTTAACTCGCACAAGTGCTGTTTGGTTGTTAAATCCAAAGTCAAGTCCGTAGAAAGTGTCTCCGCCGTCTGGGAAGTTTCTTCTACGCTTCCAATGCGTATAAATGGTCGCTTGGGATATTGCTCTCTCTCCTAATCCATAAACTCGCCAATATTCATGATCGGCTGATTTAAGCCTCTCAATCTCTTCAATGATTCCCTTCTCTAAAAAAGGGTTGTCTAGGTAAGTCGTAATCGTAAAGTCCGCATCTTCTCTAGGAACGACCTTATCGTAAATCCAGGAGTAGTAATCTGAAGGGTTATAGTCAATTACAATTTTTTCGGTTGTACGAAGGGACAACTGCATCCAAGATTCGTAGTTTACCTCATTCGCCTCATTTATAAACAGATAATTACGCTTTCGACCTCTAATCTTCTGCGGTTGGTCCGTAGAAACAAACTCTACGACATTTCCACCCAAAAAGTAGATGTTCTCGGTCTTGTTGTGCTTTTCCTCGCTATAAAGCCCATACTTAGACAAAATCTCAATAAAGTCACGCATTACCGAACCTTTGATGGATGGTAACGAACTACGACATATTGTCAGCGTCTTTCCTTTCTCTTGAAGCAGTTTAACGATAAACCATGTAAGCACATTGTATGTCTTACCCGATCTTGTACCTCCTTGCATGATAGAAATTCTCTTCTGTGAGTTTTGCAGTATTTCAAAGACTACGTTTGTGGTAACGTTCATAGGAAAAATTTTAAAAAATAGGTCTGAAGTTTACTAATAGAAAACTTTTGGTTTTATACAAGGGTATACCCCCTCTAAGCAATTTGCTATTTTAAGCCCCATTTAAGCCTTTCAATTATTAAATGAACACATAGTACTACACATAGTAATAAAAGCCTTAGAATCGTCTTAAAATGCGAAATAAAGCTATTGTGGTTATTCCTCATACTCTCCATCTTCATTAATATCCAATAATTCACCGTTATCATGGTTGTAAAGTGGTATTTCATCACTTTCACCTGCCTTGTATGCAGGTACGACCATTCCTGGCTCTGTTTGAGTATCAAAGTTGATTATCTCGCCTTCAGGTAACGCTTTGTGCTCATCTCCGTCTATTTGTTTCATAATATCTCCAATTTGATTCGGTTTAACAACATTGACTGTAATCTGCTTAACGACATCTCCTTCATGAGCAACTTCAGTCTTTTCGATATATCCTCTTCTCTTGCCTCTAGTTTTTAGTAAGAACATCGTAGCTAAGGTATCACCCCTAGCAATCCTCTCCATTAACTTCTGTTCGCCAAAGTCAAGCATTATCTCCTCAGGCTCGATTTCAGCTAATCTCTTAGCAAAGTCAGGATCATCCTTCAACCAAGTCTTATACTGCGTCCTACCGATTCCAGAAGCCTCACATGATATAGTGATATTGCCAAAGTTCTCCTTATAGGCTATGATAAAAGCCTCTTTAGCTATTTCTTTGAATTGTGCGTTCATATTATCTATTCTTTGTTGGTGTGCGTATTGAAATAATGGTCTGTGCTTTCTTCTCTAGGTTATCATGACCAAGCCATTTACCACATTTAGTGCATTCAAACTGTGTAGTCTTGATTTGACTTAACCAAACATATCCTTCAGTTACAGTACCACATTTACAGGTGTATTCCTTCTTACCAAATGTGTCTTTCATTAGAATCCTCGTTTTAGTGTTCGACATATCTTACGTAATCCTCTAGTCTTAGCAGCTCTCTTAAGCATTCTTTTGCCTCGTTTAATCTGTTTCATGGCATAAGCTAGTGTAATGTAGTAATTCATGTCAAATGTTTAAAAATGTTAAAATCATTGTTTTATATCAGAATATTGGGGGGCACAAGACGTCATGCAAATCTTTTGGGCGAAAAAAAAGGGTATGGGGTGGAGTAGGGGAGGGCTTCAGTGTTGTAACATTAATTATTCTGTTTTGTGTGTTGTTATTTAACATAATAAATATTATAGGCTGGTTGTTACTACCCTATCGACCTGAAGCAAACGCAAAAATGATCGACCAGGAGTGACCAGGAGTGACCAAAATTAGGTATAAATATTTAATGACTGGAAAGGCACTCAAACGCAAAAGCTAAAAACACTAG